CTAATGATCCTGATTTGTCATTTATGGATGAAAAAGTTCCAGACTTTAAAGAACCTGAGAAGCGTTCAATTATTTTAAATTCTGAAAGCATCAGTTCTAGATTTACAAGGAAGTGAGACATGGCTAAGAAAATGAGCTTACCTGTTGCTAAGGCTGGTGGTCCGGTTAGCACTGCTGATGCTATTGAAGGGCCTGATAGGATTTCTGTTCAAGAGCGCAAGTATCGTGCTGAAGATGGAGCCAGAACGCTTGCTAGAGCGCAGGAAATTAAGAGAGATAAAGGTTTAATGAAAGATATTAAGTCTCACGTTAAAATGATGACTAAGGCTATATGTAAATGAGTAAGCCTGTAGATTGGCATGGAGCTAATAAAACTTTAGTCGCTCCTAAAGATACTACATCTGAACAAGTACAAGATATGAGAGTTTTTTCTAATGGTGTTGTTTGCATATCGCGTTGGCAACTATCAGATGAAGCGTTAAAAGAAGTAGCTAAAACAGGTTGCATTTTTATTAGTTCTTATAGTGGTGAAAGCCAACCTCCTATATTTGTTGGCAGTCATGACGAAAGTAGAGAAGTTGCCATTGACTATGGGCCAGTTTGGAAAATAAGATGAATTATAAAGGTAAACCGCTTGAAGAGTTCTCATTGTGGGAATTAGAACAAGCTAAGTATGAATTTGACTATGCTGAAGCTAGACGAGAAAATGCTAGTAAACATCCTAAGTTTAATGAAGATAGAGTTATTAATAATCAAAAAATTCCTAAAATGGAAATGGCTGAAATAGCTAATCCAGCATATCTGGAATTAAAACAAGCAATTCATGAAGAATTTAAAAAGAGAAAGAATAACAAATGAAAATCGATGGTGAAAAGTCAAAAGAAGAACTGGAGCGCGAAAGCATTCAGGTTGAGGAGCTTCCCAAAGAAGATGAAAAGAAAGAAGAAATTGAAGAAGAAAAAGAAGAGACTGAGAAAGAAACAAAAGAAGCAGATAAAGAAGAAATCGAAGAAGAAGTAGTTGAAGAAACTGCTGAAGAAAAAACTATTCGTGAAGCTGATGAAGCGGCTGAAGCTGACACTAAAACCAAACGTCAAGTTGAGCGTATGCAGAAGCGTATTGATACGCTTACCGCCAAGACACGTACAACTGAAACTGAAAATGCCGAATTAAAGAAGCTTCTAGACGCTAAGAAAGAAGATGGTTCACTTACGTTAACTGAAGAAGAAGTTGAGCGTAGGGCTGAATTGAAAGCTGAAGAAAAGCTAGGTGCTCGTCAGTTTCAAAAAGCTGTAGATACTTTAGCTAAAGGTGCTAATGCGCTTGATAAAGAATTTAATAAGAATATTAAAATCGTGACCGATGAAGTTAGTTTGCTACCTCCTATTATGATTGGTATTCTTGAAGATTTGGAAAATGACGCTGGTAAGCAAGTTGGCTCTGAAGTTTTAGTTTATTTGTCTAAAAACATTGATGCTTATGAGGATTTTTTTGCTACAGACGCTAAGGGTAATTTTTATCCTATATCAGAAGGACGTATGGCATTGAAGCTTCAAAGCATTGCTAATAAAATAACTAAGAAGCCAGCTAAGCCAGTATCGCAAGTACCTGCACCTAATAAGCCAGTTGGTGGTAATAACGTTCAAAGTCCGTTAAATGACAAAATGTCTGATGACGAGTGGATTTCTAAACGCAACGCTGAAGTAGCTGCCAAGAGAAGGGCTTAATCTTATTGTGGGGAAATTTTTAAAATCCCCACAATATCTCTTTACAAATCACTAAAGCTTTGATCTAAGAAAATTTAACGCGCCTTGGCTCGCCTTGTAAGCCCTGCTTTTATGTCTAGCCGTCTCGATCCGGTTAATGATCCTGATGAAGCTTGTTCAAACTACTAGCTCAAGCACTAGTAATTCATCAGAAACACCATCATTAACTTTTAAGGATTTGAGACTATGGCAAATACCATTCTTACTATCAACATGATTACGCGCGAAGCAGTGCGTTTATTTAAAAACTCCAATCTATTTATTCAAAATATTGATCATCAGTATGATAGCTCATTTGCTATTGATGGTGCAAAGATTGGCTCTTCGCTGCGCATTCGCCTTCCGTCTGATTATATTGTTCGTCAGGGTCCAGCAATGTCATTGCAGGATACTACCGAGCAGTTTACCACGCTTAACGTTACTACTCAATCTGGTATTGACGTTCCGTTTACGACTGCTGAGCGTACCATGAGCTTGGATGATTACGCAGAACGCGTTATGGCACCGCTTATCAATAACCTTGCTGGTAACGTTGCTGCTACCATTATGCTTGGTTCTGAAGGTGGCGTTTGCAATTATGTTTCTAACGTTGATGGTGCTGGTTTTGTAACCACTCCCGGTTCGGCTCAGTTCCTTTTAGCTAACGCTGTGCTGGATGATAACTCTGCTGATCAGATGACGCGCAATGTTGTTAATGATCCGACCACTGACGCTTTGACGACCGTTTCGCTTCAGGGCTTGCTTAACCCAACTCCAGAAATTTCACAGCAGTTCCGTAGTGGAATGATGAAATCTGGCCTTGGTTATGATCGTTGGTTTAGGGATCAGACGGTTATTAAACATACTACTGGTACTTTCAGTGCCGGCGGTACTGTTAACGGTGCACAGTCTACCTCTACTTCTGGTGGCAATCTTCTTGTTAACGCTATTACCGGAACCTTTAAGAAAGGCGATATCGTTACCATTGATAACGTCAACTCAGTTAATCGTGTAACTAAGCAGTCTTTGGGAACACTTCGCCAATTCGTTTTGACTGCTGACGTTGCGACTACTTCTACTCTGCTTCCCCTCTATCCGGGTATTGTAGCTCCTCCTGCCGGTTCGCCTGCTGGAACTACCGTACAGTATCAGACTGTTGATGCATTGCCGGTTAACGGTGCGCAGGTTCGCTTGGTCAATAAGGCCAGCGAAGTTTATCGTAAGTCTATCGCCTTCGTTAAGAAGGCCGTTACGATGGCTACCGCTGACCTTGTGCTGCCCCGTAAGGCGGTAGAAGAAGCAGCCCGCGCTGTGTATGACGGCATTTCAATGCGCGTTCTGACTGATTACCTTCCGAACAGTGATCAGTTGGCTACTCGTGTTGACGTGTTGTACGGCTTTTTGTATATTAGGCCGGAATGGCTCACAATTATCGCCGGAAAGGTTTAAAAAGTTAGGGGAGGGTTTTATCCCTCCTTTTCTTTCTTTTCTTGGATGTAAGCTGCTCTTTCTGCTTCCATCTGGTACTTGAAGGTACGGCGACCTCCGTTTTTATTTCTAAGCCATTCTCTATTTACGATGGCTACAAATCGTCCACTTACTAAAGTTTGAATTTCGTAGGTCATTTGTATCTCCATCTGTTATTGATAACATAGCAGGATCAAAACTTAAGTCAACAGTTATTTTAAATAAACTACAATAATTCTATACTGCACTGCAACAAAAGGAAAAACATTAATGTCTGATGAAAAATATCCTAAGATGGTCTATCCCGGTGGTCATAATGTTGACGCTGCTCACGCTGGTACTGGTGTGATTGTTCATAGCGAAGAAGAAGAAGCTGAAGCTATGAAAGATGCACCTAAACCTGTTGCCAGTAAATCAGCTGCTAAACCGGCTGCTGGTGAGCCGGGCTGGACTAAATCTTAATAATTAATACTATTGAGCGCATTGAAAGGCTATAACTAATGACAACTATGCGCTCAATAGTCGAATTGGCCCTGAAGGAAACTGGTGTTACTGGCCTTGGCCAAACACCGTTACCTGAAGATATTAATGACGGTTTTACATTATTAAGCCGAATGCTTGCTCTATGGCAAGTTAAACGTTGGTTAGTTCCGGGTTTAACCAAAGTTACTGCAGTAAGTAATGGTTTAATTTCTAATCAGATCGGACCCGGTAAATTTTATAATGCTATTCGTCCAGATAAAATTTTAGCAGCTTATGCTAGGCAGTTAAATACTGGTGGTTTAATTGTTAGTTATCCCTTACGTCCTATTTGGAGTTATGAGGACTACGCTAGGATAGCTTTAAAAGATTTAGATACATTCCCACAATATTTCTTTTATGATGGGGCATTTCCTTTTGGGAATGTTTATATTTGGCCTATTCCGTCCAATCAGTTTGAAATCGATTTGGTTGTTAAACTCCCTATTCAACAAAAAACTAACATTTCTTCTGGTGTTATTACAACTGGCGGGTCACTTTATACTAATGGCGCTTATGCAGCAGTTCCTTTAACTGGTGGCTCTGGTATTGGGGCTACAGCAGACATTACCGTTACTGCTGGTATTATTGCTATTGTGACGCTATTTAATCCCGGTACAGGTTACAATATAAATGATGTTCTTTCGGTAGCTCCTGCTAGTGTAGGTGGCACAGGATCAGGGT